GGGCAATTGATGGCCACCAAACTAACGTGGGGCGCTGTGTGCGTCTTATACGGCGGTGTGGAGCTACGCATCTTCTTGTATCAAGCCAACGCTGCCACGCAGTCGCGCATCACGGACGAAATCGAGGAGTTTGAGCGACGCAAGTTTGACGTTGACTGGTATCCGATCCAGTCCAGCTCGGACGGCAATACTGCATATCCGCGTGTCGATGACGGTGCGCCGCCAATCACGCTTGAGGGCGAGGACAACGACTGGCTGGCTCAATTGGTCAACGCCAAGGACGCCAAGCGGGCGGCTGAGGGCGACATCGACGAAGCTGAGGCTATGCTGAAAGAGCGTATGGGCAGCCACGATGAGGCGGTCGGGATGGTCGGCAATCGCTCTTACTATGTTAAATGGCCAATGCGTAATTTTAAGGCGCAACCGGCAAAGACGACACCGGCCAAGCCCGCACGGATTGTCCGGCAGTCAACCTTAACCATTAAGGAGTCAAAAGATGATTGATGTGCCGCTGACAAAGGCTCAGGCGGAGCTGCGGATTCTGATTGACCGCATGACCCGCCGGTATGGCTACACGCCGACCATCAGTGAGCTGTCACAAAAGACCGGCAAGAGCTTCAGCCAAGTACACCGGCTGATGGCCGGACTGGTCGAGCGCGGCGCGGCTGAGAAGGTGGCCGGAAAAGCCAGAGCGTTTAAGTTACTATAGGGAGATGACATGCAGACAGAACACCTAAAACCCGACGACCTAGTCAGCGTGACTAGCCCCAAGGGCAGGCTGGTGACAGCCTTGGTCAGGCGGGTCGAGCGCATTGACGATGAAAGCTACAATGTGGTTTTTGAGGATATGCAGACCGCCGACAGGTTTGACTATCAATATCTATACAAGTGAGATGAGGGGGCGGAAGCCCCCTTATTTTTTACCGAAGAACTTGGCGGCAGAACGCGTCGCAAAGCTGGCTGAGACGATAACGCCGAGGGTGTACTGATAATACTCCGGCATAGCCTCAAGCGCCGCAAAGCCCTCAGATACTATGTGCCTACCCCAATCGCCGCAGAAGGCTAGGATCAGGGGGATGCTAAACAAAATTGTAAGCCACTCGTCTTTCCAGCTTGCCGCGCTGGCATCAGCCATTTTCAAGTCCCAATCAATCTCGCCAGTGGCCTTTTTTTCCATTATGGTGGCCTCTGCCTTGGCCTTGGCTACCTTTGCGCCTGTCTCCGCCTTAGCGGTCTCCACGCGGCCTTCTAGCCACGTTCCCGCAAGGCTGGAGATTGGGCCTAATAGTGCTTGGATCATTTCTTCGCCTCCGAGTTTAAAAACACGGCTAGGCTACCAGTCATAGCCCCGGTAACCACGCTAATCAGGCTGGCCTGTTGTGTCGACAAGTCTGGCATCGCCAGCGCCCACTCAATGCAACGCACATAAACCACGGTCATAGTAAAAATCATCAGCCGGGGGATGATCTTATATTCCAGCAGCACCTTACTCATCAGCCAGCGCCCTAAAGCGTGCCGTGAGCCTCTTGGCTCTGTTAGGCACCTGATCAAACCAGCGGCTGTCCTCAGCCTCTGCGGCCACGGTCAACCACGCCTTGGGGTCTTCCATTGCCTCGGATACTGCCCCCCACTGGCGCTTAAATTTGCTGAATCTGGGGTAGCCTAGATTGAAGCACATGTTGCACAACGCCAACGCGCCGTCTGGATATTTCAGGTCAAGCTCGTTGAAGTCGACGCCGACGTTGTCACACAGGCGGCGGCAGTCCTCAATCGTCACGGCAATGTCGAGATTAAACGCCTTACGCACACGGTCTTCCGACACCTCGGTGCCGACCGGCAAGCCGTATTCTGGGTCATGCTCTTTGATTAGGTGACCAATTCCGAAAGTGGGGAGATGGAGATGATCCAAATAAATCGAATACTTACAGCCCTCGTCTTCGGCCAGCTCCTCGCGCAGCGCGTCCTTATTCATCGCCTCATCTCCAAAACGTGATCAACCGCCTTATCCCAGCTATCGTTTTCCGCAGCCTCAGTGAAGCGCGACGCTGGCAGGCGCATACTATATTGCCGTACTGACGTAACCGGCATGAACAAGACCCTTCGCGCATTGGGGGAAACAAGGCAGAGAACATCGTAATCATCCTTTGTTGGCAGATGTTTTGCTTTACAGCCGTGACCAAGTTGGAAGTGGTGACGCGGAGATCGACCATCTTGATTGCCAAGTAAACTCGCAGTCTTTGCCTGCACTCGAAGAAACTCTTGCCCATTCCACGCCACCATATCTACCCGGTCTTGTTGAGCCATAGAGACGCGCCACCCTTGTGCAAGAATAGCGGCGGCAGCAATGTACTCGCCAATAAGTCCGGTTGTTGTTTCACTCATTTAAGCCCAATGGCTCCAGCAGTTGACACCATCACAACGACAAATAAACCTACCACAACGACCGACAACAAGAAAATACCTATTCCGATTTTGAAGTTTTCCATTATTTCGTCTTGCCGCAATTGAGCCTGACGCCGAGCCTCTAGCTGGGCGGCCTTGGCCTCCCTGATCCGCTTGGCTCTCTCATCCAAAATTGATTGCCACGTCCCTGCCCCAAACCGGTGGTCTGTCAGGCGGCGAACTTCGGCGACGTGTTCTGCGGCGATCTTCGCGTCGATCATTTCCTTGGCTACAGACTGAACACCGAATTGGTCGGCTAGTCCGACCCCAGCCTTTTTGTTGCTGGCGGCCTGAACCTGAGCCTGCCCATTAAGCAGCGCGTCGATGTCGTTGGCAATGGCACCTATATCCTTGGCAGTGCCGAGTGCGGATTTGATCCCATCCACGCTCGCCTTCACCAGAGCAATCCCAGCCAATGCGGTTGATATAGGCTCCATTATGACAGCATCCCTTTCCTCAGAACGTCGCAACGCCATTTTATCGGCATCAGGTTAGCTATCTCGCCAACAGCTCTGGACATTTCCATAGCGCGGCTGCGGCACTCTCTCTCAGTGTAATAGGGGCCACGGATGTCGTGGAACTCAACGCAGTCAGTCGGCGACCCTATAACGCAAGCTAATACGACAGCCTTGAACACCTACCGGCTCAGGACTTTGTCAAGCTTATCCTCGACGCGGTGCAGGGCATCCATTACGTTACGCATGTCGTTACGCACATCGTCCTTTGAGGCGTATTCTTCCCGCGTCTTGTTCAGCAAGATGTTGATGCGCTTTTGCTCTTTGCTAGTCTCGCTCATCCACCAAGCTCCGCCAGCCGCGACAAGGCCCAGCAGCATATCTACAAGGCTGGTCATCTGCATTAGATTGCATCCGGCCAGTCATTGATAGGTGCGTTGCCAGTCGGGTTGCCGTCAGCGTCCACAGGGGCGTCATAGAGCGCCATAAAGGCGTCCAAGGTAGTGACAGCAGTGATAGCTGCCTCAATCGTGCCTGACGCGGCTCTAACGGCTGCGCGGTAGGCTAGGACATCGGCAGGGATGTCGGTGCCGTTCTCGGCAGACCGCACGACCATCCAGTCTGTCGGGGCGAGCAAGCCGCCAGCCTGTGCCTTTACTGTGGCAATAGCGTTTGACTTGAGGCCAAGAGTTACTATCTGGTTGCCATCGGCATCGTTGACAGCGTTGCCATCAGCGTCAACCTCATTCACATCATCCAGTGCTTTAGCCACACCGGCTGACCAATAGAACCGACCATCAAAGCTGGCTGGGTCATCTTCCCAGACTAGCCCCTTGGCTGCTTTGGTTGCGTCATCCCACAACATCCAGTTGGCTGGGTGCTGGATTTGGTCATTGTCCACCCACGCTTTTCCAGCGCGGATAATACGACCTGAGTATTTATATGCCATTGGTATCTCCTATCTGGCGTTAGCGTATTTGAATGGTGATTCTGCGAAGGCGAGGTAGATGTATGTCCCACCTGATATGTTTATTCTTGTTGCACTCGTTCTAACTTTGAACCCATTAGAAAGTAAATCAAAATCAGACAAGTCACCTTCAGAATCAGATGTGTTTGCTTTTATCCCATCATCCATATCGTTAAATGCATCTCTGGCAGTGTCAAAGATTTCCCAGTTTTCTAAACCTGCGTCACTTCTTTTATACATAATCCAAGCTGGCCTAAACCCTGTGTAGACAAACGGCCCATCGCTGCTGCCGTTGCCGGTGTAGCTGCCTGCCTTAGTGGTATCGGTGTTTGCGAAACAGTAGGCTATCATTGCATCGCCACTGTCATTGACATCGCCTTCAACACCAACACTAAACACGGATGATGTCGGTGCGGTGCTGTTCCAGTAGTTTGCACCGGCACTTGCTTGTGCGTCAGTGCTATCAAGCCGTAAATAATAGTCATTTGAAGACAAGTCTTTGTGCCACACTGACCAATTTCTAGCATCAATACGGTTCTTCACAATAATCATAGAAGGCTGAACGCCCAAAGAGTGTCCAATCGTGGCTGCCGAACCAGAGCCAGTCCACGACACTATAGAAAACCCAGCGTCAGTATTCGCTGACACCTGTGACGTAATGCTGCCATCAGTATTGCTGACCGCCGCGCCACCAGCTTTCCAGTTCCACCCAACCAAAGAACTACCACTTGCATTAGCACCAGATTCATTACCAAGAGTAAAACCATCTGAATCAAATGATGTAACACTATTTAATGT